CAACCTTTCTCTTGGCATTGATCCAATTTATAAAAAGATAATCGCTGTCAAAGCACGAGACCGCCAATACATCTGTTCCTATATCCTTGGAAAACGGCGTTAGATAGGCTGACACCTCCTCCGCACTTTCCCACTGAATAACATCCGAGGCCACTGTGATCCAATCCCCTTCTTTGGGCGCAAAAATCGCAATCATCGCCTCAAACTCTTCTTTGTCCGCCTGTTTGTAGCCTGCCTGTTCCATCCCCTGTATCAAACAGGACGCCACTGTCTCTACGCCAACTTCATTCTGCTTTTTGATATGGACATTGGAAAAAAAGCTTCCCATTGAGGATCCCCCCTTTTTTATTCTAGCACACGTACCGCGCTTCCGAGCGCTTTGTTTCCTTCGGCCGGAACAGCCGTTTCCGCAGAAACAGATGAAGAGGCCAATACAATATGTCTGCATGGGCGAACACTGTCACAATATCTACCAGTAAATCGGGAAGAATGTCTGAGAAAAAATTTCCTGCTTCTCCTATATCTGAAGAAAATCGTGTCAGAATACTGCCGGAACCTTTTTCATCAAAATATGAATATGGCAGATGCAGCAGGTGCTCCGCTAATCGTCCCCGCACCTCTCGCTGTACCAAAGAACTATAATAGAAACAAACTATCCAGCATTTACAGTACCTAGAGGGTTCAAATGTAGGAATAATCGAGAAATAAACGACACCCACACAAACTTAACCACCTCTATCTACTGTTCAAAACCGTCTTCAATCACATCGCCCGTAGAATCCAAAAGAACCGAGTTGCGAGCTTTGCGATAGATGGTTTGTCCCTGAATTGTTTTACCGGAACTGTCTTTGATTGGGTTTCCACTTGAGTCCTGGATGTTGTCTAAGAACACGAACTCATTAGGATATCCTGCGAAAGCCGTTCCGGTAATAATTGTACCATCTGCTTTGTGTGCTGTATAGCCCTTTAGCAAAGCTTCTTCCGTAACAGTATCGCCGGTAAGGTCGATCAAAACTTTATTGCCGAATACGACTTTATTCGCAGCCATTTGACAAAACCTCCTTATCCGATTGTAACAGTCTTTCCTCCGGCAGAGTTATCGGTTTCTACATATGGGATTGCCTTAACTGTAACCTGAGATAAGCAGTTGTACTCTTCATCGGGCATGATCGTCTGAGCTTCTTTGGACGGTGTTACTTCCTTGCTCTGTGGCTTCATATCCTCAGAACCAGACATGGTACCCTCAACGCCAAGAATCGTCACACCCTCACGAATGTTAGTAGCAATAAGCTTTGCCTGTTCGGTGGCGTCAATAGACACCTTACCAGAGCCATCATGATAGCCTTGCGGTACTGTATATTCTCCAGCCACAGTTGAGATGATACCCTTGACAGCGCCGTTGTTCTTCATAGTACCTGTAAGCTTACTTCCACGGGCGTGCGCAGTCTTTCCTACGAGAATCTCAGCGACAGCCGCAGTATCTTCGGAAGTATCGCTGTCGAATGTACAGGTACCCGTGATCTTTGCACCACTCTTATCATGAGCAGTAATACCTTTGAGGACCTTATCTGCACTGACGGAATCGCCAGTAAGATCGATAAGGACATCCCCCCCCGTAAATGACTTTGTTTACATTCATATTTGCCATAATGTTTAGTCCTCCATGACACTTTCATTATTTTTCTTTATCAGCAGTCTTGTTGTACTGGGATGTACTGATTCCAAGGATAACACCAAGGAAAGTATCAACCGCAGTGATGGTTCCGACTACCTGCTCTCCATACGGGAGACCCCAGATTCCAGCCAGTGCAAAATATAATGTACCAGCAGCCGGAAGCAGATACATAGCAATCCACTTAAGGATGTCGTATGTCTTGTTACTCATGCTCATTGTGCTCTTCCTCCTTCTCTATAAATTTATGAATCGGGAGTTTGTCCACCTCCTGCATAATTCGCTTTGCTGAACCATTCCCGCCCATACGTTCGTAGGGTTCATAGAGATATACCCTCAGATTTTCATATTCATCCTGGGTTACACACCCACGGTCAATATACGACATTCCAAGATACATGATCCTGTCATGTGCCAATCCAATAAGCATCTCTGTTTTAACATCTTTTTGCTCGCTTTTCTTTTGCAAATAGGCCCACAGCCCAGAAGATGCAAGAACTGAGCTAAAGATCGTAAGTACAACCTGAAACCATGGTTCCATCGTTTCCTCCTTCTTTATGTGCAATCATGCAGACCTATCAGAAACAATCAGCTTCTTGTTGACTATTGTGATTTTCTTACTAAATAGGTCTTCGTAAAGCTGTATTAAATTCTTTCGTTGTTCTCTGGATAAGAGCTTATAATGACCTCCCATCCAACCGCGAAACATGTTCTCGACATTGTCGTAATCCGCTTCTTCATTTCCAACCTTAACGGCAAGTTTCTTGAGTTTTCTACGCATGGCGGTAACTCGATCCGGGTTTATTCGTTTGATGACTTTACCAGTATCTGTAAGTGTGTACTTGATTTGCAGGAATTTGTATTTGCTCGAAATCTTAACGATTCTGGTTTTCTTACGATTGATATGGATTCCAAGTTCAGCTGCTATTTTACAGATGTTTTCGAGCAAGTCTTCAAGCTCTTCTTTACTGGGATTCATAATGTACCAATCGTCCATATACCTTCCATAAAATTTCTGCTGACGTACATACTTGACGTAATTGTCAATAGGATATGGATAGTAAATTCCAATGACTTGCGAAAGCTGATCTCCAATATTGACAGACTTCTCCATCCACTTTTCGCCAGTGAGCTTCTCTTTTGGAATGTTTCGATACTCCAGTTTATTGAAAGTATCGGTCATACAGGCCTCGTATTCCTCGTCAGACATGTACGAAACATCGATCTGGAAGCCCTTAAATATCAACGTTAAAAGCCAGTCAATAAACTCATCGTCATTGAACAGCTTCAACAATTCTCGTTTGGCAATCTCATGGATAATATTGTCATAGAACTTTGAAAAGTCACCGAATAGAATATAACCGTCATTTCCGTATAATTGGTAGTATTTGTGGAGATGGATTTCGAATCGTTTTCTCTGTTGTGAAATTCCGCGTCCCTTGATAGATGCGCAGTTATCATAAATGATATGTTTCCTAACTTCTGGAAGTAAAACCTCATCACACAGAGAATGTCGGACAATGCGATCGCGGATTTGAATGCTTGTAATAGGTCTTATCCGGCCTCTTTCATGCAGCTCGAATTCCTGTGTCGGTCCATTTTGAAGTGTCCGATTTATTAGATCATCTTGGATTTCGAATATGTACCGCAGGAAATTCATCATGAATTTTTGCGTCGATTCTTTCCACTTGCTGCTCTTCACAGAGACCTTATAAGCCCTATACAAGTTATTGGCGTCACAGACAATCTCCTCGTAGTTCATAACCTATTCACCGTTATAACAATACTTACCGTAGTAAATTGTATTAGGCTTTATTATTTATCCTTGCGGAACGGATAGCATCTCCTTCTTCGTTGGTTAATCGAAGAATCCGGACGAACTCCATTAGAGTTCGAAGCGTTGTTGTAGTTCGTATTGCCATTGTTGTTCACATTGGCAAAGTTAGCCGAAGAAACGACGCAATTTTTTAGATGTTACCCTTTTTCTAACCGCGACTTAATCGCCATGTCTCTTTGACGCCACCTTTTTATCAATCCGATTTCTCGGTCGATAGCTTTAACATACCGGTTGTATAAATTCAGATCTACATCGAATATTTCAACAACCCGCTGCAACTCGTTAATGAGCTGCTCGCAATTTACAATGGCCGCATTCTGGTAATCTCTCCTGGTCTCGTACTCGTGCATTGACCGTGGGTAAATGGTATTTGCCGCTCTAACATTGCTCGTTATTAAGGAAGCACACTGATTTACTTTCGATTTGAAACTCCGCATCAGTTCTCTGTACTTAGCAAAGTTTTCTTCCGAAATTTCTCCATACGCATACTTCTTCCGAACAAAGCTGTCCACATCCTTAACACCAAATCCCCTTTGCATAAGGAGTATCAGCATATCATGCAACTCGATCGAGTACGTAATCGCTTCGAATTTTGACTCTTTCCTGTCGCCTAACAGAACACTCATTCGTAATCTTTACCAGTGATCTCGGCGAACTCCTCTTTGGTGATCCAGCCCATCTTCACCGCATTACGAACTCTGGTCTCATTCCACATTTTCATGCCGTACCAAAGCTTTACTTTACTGTAATTCTTGCTATGTTCCATGGTGATCTCCCTTCTTAAAGCTCTACATTGGACATCATTGCAATGTAGGCGATGTCAGACTGCATTTTGGTTCTGGCAAACTCCTCCTCAGAAATATCTCTAAGGACAAACCAGTATTCCCCGGGAACCTGCTCAACGATCTGAACCAGTTCCATGTTTGGATGAACAGTCTCAGTTGTTCCGTCGCTGATAGTAACCGGAGAGCAGTTATCTGCAAATACGGATTCCTCGATCTTTTCTGTGGAAATGAAATTGTTTCCGTTCAACTTAAGATTGGAAATCTCAGTTCCATTACCGAGGGTAATTTTATAGATTTTTTCTTCCATGATTAGAAGCTCCTTTCAAAAATATAAACGGGGCACAAGGCCCCGCGATCTTAATTAACCAACCGGGAAGACCGGACGCACTCCACGAGAGTTCGAAGCGCCGTTGTAGTTCGCATCGCCATTGTTGGCCACAAGGGCAAAGTAAGCCGAAGAAACGACGTCTCTTAACCACTGGTTGTAAGATCTGTTTACGATGAATTTAGGGCACACCATGAACAACGCCAGCTGAGTCTTGCTGATTGTGTAGATGCTCGGAACAGTAGAACCGTCAGAAGTCGGACTGAAATGAAGATGCCCATACATCATAGGTTCATTCGGGAGCTCAATACTGGAATCAAACCATGCTCCACCGGACGGTTTTCCGTTTGCAACCGCATTGCACAAGTATTCTCTGTGAGTAAGAACAGAACCCTGGAAAGCCGCATTGACGATTGTCTTTGCGTTCGCCAGGTTCTTTTTATACATCTCAGAACCAACGTATCCACCGGTTGTAATATTGGTAGTATTCATCTGTGCATTGTAAAGCGCCTCATCCGGCATGATAACAAGGTGATGGCTGGTAAATGCAGTATCACCGCAGTTGTACCAGTAATCCATATCGACAATACGCCAAATACGACCTCCGATACTCCAATAGTCGCCAAGGAACATTCCCTTAAAGGAACCATCCTTAATAGCAGCTTTCTGTACTGCGGTCAATGCCGTACCAAGATTCTTGCCTCTGAAGAGTACCCGGCGAAGCTCCACCGGAGCAAAGCCATCAAGCATAGCAAAGAGTGCGTCTTCAGCTGCAATAGCCTTGTTTCCGTCCGTAGTCCCGACGAGTAATTTGTTACCGGATACCAGCTCGTTGATCTGGGTGAGTTCGGAAAGATTTACTCCTCCGATAAAATCTTTGGAACTTAAAAGACCGATTAACGCCTTTGCTAAAGCATCTGCCGCGATGGTCTTTGTCCCGTTAGGTCCGTCAAGCAGGAAAATATTACTTGCTGCTAACGCCTGGACCTTTTCGTAGTCTGTGATTTTCATTTAATGAATCCTCCTTTATTTGATGACAAAAATAGCCCGACCTTCGATGACATTGCCATTGCTGTCACGGAGAAGATCACTGGAATATGTACGTCCAATGACCGTATCCAAATTGCTGTCAGTAATGGGTGCGTCCGAAGAATCGAGCACGTCTCCGTAAGTACGGTATCCATTGTCATAAAGCTTCTGATATACCGTGTATTCGTTTTCAAGGTTGGAACTGAACTGGTTAAGAATATCTACCTGCTCCTGCAATTCCAGCAGCTTCTTAGCAAGGCTTGCCGCCGTATTGCCATCTAACAGTGCCTGTAACTGATCAAACCATTCTCGAAATTCTGTTTCTGACTTCTGTTTCCAGTCAGCCATTTCCGCAGTATTGATGCTTGTGTATTCGTTGAACCACGCCTCCCATTTTTCTTTCCAATAGGTACTTGTGGCTTCCATATCTGCTGTATGCTCCGAGTACCAAAGGTTCCACTGAGCTTCCCATGTCAAATATGCAGACTGAATCTCCTCAGTCTGTGCCAGAAACCAGGTAGACCACTGCTCTTTCCAAAACTTATTTGTTTCTTCCATATCAGTAGTCTGCTTTTCGTAGAACTCTTTCCACTGGTCCTGCCATTGAGCAATCAAATCATCGATTTCGACCTTGTCCAATGGAGCCGTTACGAATGGACACTCTGAAGTTCCAACGCAGTTCGTGATGTTTGCCTGTCGAATAGAAGTAACTCCGGCGCCGACATAAATATACGCCAGCGGATATTGCCAGCGATCATTTGTTTTGGAACTGGCAATCTTTTCAAAAATAGCCATAGCCCCGAGTAAATTAG